TTAAAGAGCACATAGGTCATTCTCTTGATTTCAGAGTCGTCTGTCTGTAATTTTTCTCTTTGACGCGGCACTCTGCTACAAAAAACAGGAGGAACAGAAATGGTACACATGGACGAACAACAGAGAATGACGGAAGAATACTACGAAAAGTTAGGCGCAGTCCTGCGCGTTCTCGACACTTGCAACATGGAGCCGGACGACAGGGCCGCGCTTTTGTGGATAGCCAGAGATTATCACGATCTGCTTGGCGCAGTCATTGAAATATCGGCGAGGAAATAACCGAAACATTCCCGGCACGAAGATTAGATTCTAAAGCAGAGTAGAAGTTGCCGTAGTCGCCCCGTGTCAGGACGCTATTCAGCAGCATGATATCCGCGATAGCGTCCTGATGGGTGTATCCGCCGTAGTAGAACTTGGAACAGAGCGCATCCAGATAGTCGACAGTCAGTTCCGGGATCTGCGTCTTCGGGCCAAAGTGCTCCATAACAATTGCCACGCTGCCATCTGAGTCTACATAGATGGACTTGGCACGCAGCTTATAAGTAAGTTGAATATCTCTGGCAATCAGAACCGTGCTGTTCTTATCCCGCATACTTTTTGAGGATCAGATCGATCACATCTCTGTCTTCCTTGGTGGCGACGGAATAGAGGTCAGCCATTCTCTTGATGTTGTCCGGTAGATTGGCGTATCTGGAAGTCTCTCGTCCGACAAGCCAGTCCATTGAGACGTCGAAGGTGTCACAGATTCTCCAAAGCGCTGTGACGTCCGGCGTTCTCTCCGTGAGGTACCTCGTAACCGTAGTTGGGGCCAGACCGGAAGCAAGGGCAAGGTCCTTTCCAGTATAGCCGTGTGCTTCCATCAAGCTTCTCAGATTACTCCGAAAAGCTTCCCAGTCATATCCGTCTGTGTTGCGATATCTGAGATTCTGAGCCATAGTAAACACTCCTTCTCTAAGGTATTTCTTATCTTACACCACGTCAAGCGCGATGTCAAAAAATATTTCCCGAAAATGCTAAAAGGTTATTGACAAATGCTTAAAAGCATTTTATAATATAGACGCTGGTGATGTTGGTAGGAACTGCTGCGAAAGGGAGGGTATTATGGAACTGAATGTACCGAAGACAATTCTGAATCAGCTTGGCGGGAATAAGTTCATCGTCATGACTGGGGCCAAGAATTTCGTGGGCGACGGAAACACGCTCAGGATGTCTCTTCCGAGGAACGGAAGCCGTGCGAATCGTCTCTGGGTGACATTGAACGGCAACGATCTGTATGATATGCGATTCTTCCGGTACACTCCGGCAAGGTTCAACAGCAAGACCATGACGTTCTCGGACGACAAGATTTCCGATGAGAAGGTTTACGAGGATGTCTTCTTTGATCAGCTCCAGGAAATCTTCACGGAGCACACGAAGATGTACACACATCTCTGAGGTGATTCCGATGCTGGAAAACGTCAAGGCTGGAGATCGGGTCTATGTTCCAAACGAAAAGCGACCGTATACGGTGCGCTGCCGGGACGAACGATACATCGTCTGTACCAAGCAATTCAATCTGCGTCACACTGTGCTCTACTTCATCATCGACTTGCAGGAACGGATCAGGGGACCGGATGATAGGGTCTTCTGCTTTGGATACGAAACGGACGAGGATTGTGCGGAAAGACTCAAAGAACTGGAAACCGGCGATATTTCCGTTTCTTCGAGACGTTGCGTACCATTGGATTGCTATACGACAGAGGTGAGAAGGAATGCCGAAACCAAAGTTTGAATCGTGGGGCGAAGAACGCTCCAAGGATGTTCGGATGGCACGGATGAAGAGCGGATTCTGGAATGCTGAGAAGTTTGCAGAGGCTCTGACCGATGCCGGAATGAAAGTGAGCATGCAGGCCTATCTGAGACGTGAAAGAGGTGAAACCCCGATTACGGCAGATGAGGTCTGGATATTGGCTGACACGCTCGGGATATCTTTGATGGAGACACTCGAGCTTTATTCAAGAAAACCGGATGCTTACAAGCGTTCGATAGATGAAGAAAAGCTTCTTTGCGAGAAATATTATACGACGAAGGGCTGAAGGAATAAATGGGTCGTGGAGCTACAATAGCGGCTGGTAATGTCTGGTATGAAGCCAGAAAACGTGCCGCAAAGTGGAACGAAAAGCTGCAAAGCAGAGAAGGGGCAGCAGAGATCCTGCACGTCAGCGTAGACGTGATAGACGCTGTGGAGCGAGATACCTACAAACACATGCCGGTTGAAACCGCCGTCGCGATGGCCGATGTGTACAATGCTCCGGAGCTTCTGAATTACTACTGCCTGAAGGAATGCCCGATCGGGTGCAAACGCTCTATCTCGGACGACTGCATCGACATAGAAAGGGCAACGGTCCAGTTGACCAAAATGCTCCGCAAAGACGTGGTACAGGGAATCAAGCACAGACTTCAGGACATCGCGGCGGATGGGAAGGTATCGGATGATGAGGTGGACGCACTTGATGAGATACTCGGAGATCTGAGCGAGCTCTCTAAGATTATTTCAAAACTGCAAGTGATCCGGGACAGGCTGTAAAGGACAAAGAACTATGTGGAAAGGAAAGGTATCAAGAGAAATGGACGAAGAACTTACAATCTGGAAGCCGAGGACTGAGCCGAGGTTCGAATTTACGATGCCAAAAAAGGGGCATGGGATTCAAATTCGGAAATTCTTCCGGCAGAATCCGGAAATCGTGATTCGCGTGCTGATCGTGTTCTTCACGATTCTGACGATTGCATCGTGTGCAGCAACAAAGCATCGCACGACTGAGCGTCTGACAGCACAGTTCCGCGAGGAGCTTTCAGCGGCGACGTTCCGTGTCGAGCAGGAAACAATCAACCGCATGAAGGAAGAGTACGGCATAAATGCGGCGAATGCGGAAAAGATGGTTATGGAAGAGGAAGCAAAGGTTGTCGCCAAAGTTCTGTATGCAATGCGGGACAACCGGGAATCCGGGCTGCATCTTGCCTGTTGGGCTATCTTTGACAGGGTAGACCACGTCAGGTATTCCGATGATCTATACAGCGTTTGCTCTGCGGATCAGGCGTTTATGGGATGGTCAGACGGTAACCCGGTGCTGGATCATCTCTATAACATCGCGCTGGAAGAAGTACAGCGCTGGCACCGAGGCATCAGGCCACTGGATACGGCTTTTGTGTATCTCTACTGGACGCCGTCTGAAATCTATCTGTTCGACGACTTCGGTCACAGATACTATGAGAGTGATTGGGCCAAATACATCGATTCCATCGCCGAGTAAACGAGGAAGGGAAGGTAGTGTCGAGACATGGACGAGGAAGTAAGAGTGACGGCATTGGTGGAAGTAACCCAGCTTCCGGTAATCGAAAATCAACTGGCAAGGGTGCTTCCGGAAATCAAGCAGCGATGTGAGATTGCTGCAAGCCTTGTAGTCAACGAGGAAAACTACAAGGACATGAAGAAAACTCGGGCACAGCTCAATAAGGAGTATGCCGAGTTTAAGGCTCTAATCAAAAACATCAAGGAAGTCGTAATGGCTCCGCTGAATGACTTCATGAACGGGATCTGCAAAGAGGTTGATGAAGCTTATTCCACAGGAATTGCACAGCTTGACGGCAACATCAAGGACACAGAGAACGGTCTGAAGGACCAGAAGCGCATTTCCTTGATGGCGTACTACGATGACTACCGGAAGAGTCTGGACCTTGACGAGCAGATTGCTGATCCGCGCAGGTCAGGAATTAAGGTCGGACTGACCGGAAGCCTGAAATCCTACAAGGAACAAGCGAAAGCATATCTGGACCGGCTTGCCAACGACATCAAGACCATCTCCACGCTGGAAAACTGCGACGAGATCATGGCGGAGTATGTGATCTCTCTGGACATGAGCAATGCGATCCAGATTGTGAAGGACCGGCTTGCCCGTGAAGAGGCAGCGAGGAAGGCTCGTGAAGAGGCGGAAGCCGCACGGAAAGCCCGGGAAGAGCACGAGGCGTCTGTCGCTGCTGCGCTCGCGGAAGCAGAAGCCCAGGAAGCCACAGAAACGCCCTCTGGGGCGCAGGAAGTGTCAGACGTGCCTTTATCCCCTCCGAGTGCTGAAAAGCTTCCAGAGGAAGCCGGAGAGCGTCAGGAAGAGATTCTGAAGGTCACGTATCTGAAATATGATATTTACGGGACCATAGAGCAGCTCCGCGGGATGAAAGCAGCGATGATTGACTGCATGATTGAGTATTGTGAACAGGAGGGAATGCGTTATGGGAAATGCGAGTAACGGTCAGGCTTTGGTAGGACAGCGACAGAAGCCGAAATTCTCGGTTGCGGTACAGACGAAAGGTTACCAAGACCTTATTAACAACACGCTCGGAGACCCGGACAGGGCAAAGAGATTTATCGCTGCGGTGTCCTCAGCGGTCGCAGTTAATCCTCAGCTTCAGGAATGCAATGCTGGCTCAATTCTGGCCGGAGCCCTTCTCGGCGAAAGCCTGAATCTATCTCCGTCTCCGCAGCTCGGGCAGTATTACCTTGTCCCGTATAAAAATCAAATCAAGGATGAGAACGGGAAAAAGGTTTGGAAGCGCGGACCGGATGGAAAGCCTTTGAAGGATGAAAAAGGCAAGTGGATTCCGGAAACGGAAATGCAGGCGACTTTCCAGATCGGATACAAGGGTCTGATCCAACTCGCCCTTAGAACCGGTCAGTACAAGAAACTCAATGTCATTGAGATCAAGGAAGGCGAGCTGAAGCACTTTGACCCTCTGAATGAGGAAATCGAGTGCATTCTGATCGACGACTTTGCCAAGCGCGAGGCGGCTCCGACAGCAGGGTATTACGCGATGTTTGAATACCTGAACGGATTCCGGAAGGCGATCTATTGGAGCAAAGAGAAGATGATGTCCCATGCGGACAAATATTCTCCGGCGTTCCACGCGGCAGATTACGAACTGTATATCTCCGGTAAATACAGCAAGGACGACGAATGGAAGTACTCCTCATACTGGTACAAAGACTTCGACGGAATGGCGAAGAAGACCATGCTCAGAAACCTCATTTCTCACTGGGGCGTGCTGAGCACCGAGATGCAAGAAGTCGTGATGAAGGACGAAAAGATGACCCAGCTTGTCGGCACGGAGATAGTCACTTCGGATATCGACGAAATGCCAGAACCGGTGTCGCCGGTCGTGATCGAGGATGTTTCGAATCCAGAATTCTCAGGTGCCGTTAATCAGGTCAATCTTGATGACCTGTGATTAGGACAGTATGTGAAAGCGTGGTGATGGCTGATGATTGAATATGAGGTCCTTGCGACGGGCAGCACCGGCAATTGCGTCATTATTGAGAAAAATATCATGATCGACTGCGGGGTACCCTATAAAACGGTAGAACCGTATATGCGAGATGTGAAGCTTCTTCTCTTGACCCATATTCATTCTTAGTCAGACCATTTCCGACCGAGCACGATCCGGAGAATGGCACACGACAAGCCACTTCTCCGGTTCGGCTGCGGACCTTGGATGGTAAAGCCGCTTGTTTCTTCTGGTGTAGCAACATCTCAAATAGACATTCTACGAGAGAAGATTGCATACAACTACGGGATCTGCAACGTGATACCTTTCGAGACGTTCCACGATGTAGAGAACTGCGGATATAAGCTTCACTTTCCTTACGGGAAGGTGTTCTACGCAACCGATCTTGGCACAACGTCGGGACTTCACGCAAAGAACTATGACCTTATCATGCTGGAAAGTAACTATGTCGAAGAAGAGCTCCGCGCGAGAATGGATGCAAAGATTGCAAACGGAGAATTTCCTTATGAGCGAAGAGCTATGCGGTATCATCTGTCAAGGGCTCAGTGCGATGACTTTATTTACCAGAATGCGGGGCCAAACACGGAGTATGTCTACCTGCATCAGCACATAGACAGGGAGAAGAACTATGAGAGCGCAGATTGTGAAGTTTGACTGGCAGAAGAACGAGGTTACGTTTCGATTCGATATCGACTTCTCCGAGTTCTTCGACAAGTTCAAGGACAAACTCATAAACGTTGAAATCAAGCTCTGGCGTCCGAAAAGAAGCGGCGCTGCAAACCGGTATCTCTGGACTCTGATAGACAAACTCGCAAAGGTGCAGCATCTCACAAAAAATGAAATCTATCGCCAAGAGATTAAGGAAATCGGCGGTGTCTCTGAGGTGGTCCGGTGCAACGATAAAGCTGTAGATCGCTTCTGTAAGCAGTGGGAGTCTCAGGGCCTCGGGTGGCAGACGGAGGTACTGCCACTCGGGGACGGGACGTCGGATATCATCGTCTATTATGGAAGTTCGACATTTGACACAGAGCAGATGTCACAGCTGATCGAAAATGTGGTCTTCGAGGCGGAGCAGTTCGGCATAGACTGCGATACTCCGGACCGTCAAGCCTACTGGGAAGCTATAGAAGAGGAGGCGAAAGAATATGCCAGAGCCAAGCGCAGTACAGGAAGCGAAGGTCCTTGACTACATGCGAACGCATGGTCGCATCAGCCAGTGGATCGCCACAAAGGAGCTTCATATTTTGAGGCTCGGAGCGAGAATCTGGGATCTGAAACAGAAGGGTTACCCGATTCGCGGCGAGATGATCTATCACGTCGACGAAGACGGAAACCGCACGAAGTGGAAGGAATACTGGCTCGCGCCAGCTTAAAAAACACACGGAGGATTATCCACATGGCATTAAGTAGTTACGACTGCACAGGAAGATTTGTTGCTGACCCGGAATACAAGTTCGTTGGTCAGGAACAGCATGAGCTTTGCACATTTACATTAGCCGTAGACCGCGACAAGAAAAACGAAGACGGAAGTCGTGATGCCGACTTCTGGGACTTCGTTGCTTGGCGTTCTGCGGCTAAGTGTTTGAGAAACTGTCGCAAGGGTGATCTTATCACCCTATCGCATACAAGGCCAGTCTCTCACAATTACACAGACAAAGACGGAAACAAGAGACGGAAAGTAGAATTTGAGGTGTCTGCTTCAAAGAGCGACATCTATTTTGGAAGTCGGCGTCGTGACCGGGCAGATGGAACAACGCAACAGCCAACACCGGACCACGTACCGGAAGCGGACTATGGCGGATATTCCGATTATTACAGTGCGGGAGACGAAGAAACACCGCTCTGAGGACACCTATATTTTTTGACAAGCGGATGCTTAGGAGCATCTATAAAATGCTTGAAGAGGAGAAGCGAAAATGGCCGAGAAGCGGATGTTCACAAAACAGGTCACGGACACAGATGCTTTTCAGGAAATGCCGCTGTCGACACAAGCACTGTACTTCCATCTGAATATGCACGCAGATGATGACGGATTTGTAAAAAACCCGAAGAAAATTACGCGAATGATCGGCGCGGCAGAAGATGACCTCAGGCTATTAGTCGCAAAGCGCTTTGTGATCGCATTTGATGCCTCAGGCATCTTGGTTATCAAGCACTGGCGGATGCACAACACCCTCAGGGCCGACCGGTATCATCCGACCGAGTACGTCGAAGAGCTCAGAATGCTTGGGCTGAAATCGAACAAGTCCTACACGGATGATCTGTCCAATCCTGACATTGTTTGCATGCTTGGAAGACAGGAACAGCGACAAATTCCACCAGAGATTGAGGTATCAGAAGAGGCACCGGTAAACCAAGTGGAAACCAGTGGTAAACCGTCTGGCAACCACATGGCAACCGCATGGCAACCATCTGGTACCGCAGATATAGGTATAGATAAGAATAGAGTAGGTATAGAGGAGATAAGTATAGATAAGGGTATATCTACTACTAAGTCTCAAGAAGAGGTTAAAACCCTCTCTAACGAGAGGGTATGTCGCACGAAAGACGTGCGACGCATCATGGATGCATGGAATGCAACCGGTTTGAAAAAGGTCGTTGCGATCAGTCCGGATACTGACAGGGGAAAAATGACTCGAAAGCGCGTTGTAGATTACGGCGTGGATGCTGTTCTGGAAGCAATCAACAAGATTGGAAACAGCAAATTCTGCAGTGGAGACAATCAAAAGGGCTGGACCGCGACATATGACTGGTTTATAAGGCCGAGCAACTTTCAAAAGTGCTTAGAGGGGAACTATGACGACAGACAAGCTTCCTCCGGGAATATGACTTCCGAGAATGTATTTTTCCAGAACGCAAGGGATATGGTGACGAACAATGAATGTGTTGGAATCTAATCTGGTGCTCGGAACACTTCAAAGTGCGTTCCCGAGCTTCTACCGTGGACTCGGAAAGAAAGCCGCAAAAGACATAGCGGATCTGTGGACCAAAATGTTCGAGGATGATGACTTCAAGTCTGTGATGGCGGCTGTGCAAGCTTTGATAACCACCAGGACGGAAGGGTACCCGCCGACGATCGGAGAAGTAAAAGCAAGGCTATCACAATTGAGCAGTCCGAATAAACTATCGGAACAAGAGGCGTGGGCACTGGTCAGCAAAGCATGCCAGAATGGATATTACCACTCCGTCGAAGAGTTTGAGAAGCTTCCGGAAGTGATTCAGC